CCCTCCAATAATACTCACATTTTGTTTGACCTTTTTTATCTATTTCAAACGGGGAACTAAAGAAATAACTCTGTCTGTATTCACAAGGTTTAGCTTTAAACCTATAACACGTTTCTTTTTTCGTGCATTCTTTCCCGTTACACATTGTTATATCTGCCATATCTATTGTTATTATGGTAGCACTAATGACGCTATTTAGTTAATTATTGTTATCAGGGTAACGCAATTCGTTACATTTAGGTTATTAGGTGTTTTAATACTCATTTTTTTACTGCATCCCATTTTTATAAAAATATAAGTGTTATTGTTATTATTAAGCCTAAAATTAAGGCTACTACGAATTGTATTTTATCGAATGCGCTCATAATTCACTTGCTTCATTTTCTGCGATTCTTTCAATCTCGTAAACAATGTCATCTTTAAGTTTTTGGCTTACGTTAAGACTGCTTAAAGATGCTCCCTGGATCCAAACACCCTCGATTTCATAATCAATGTATTCTCCTCCAAATGGTGTATCGTTTTCCTTTGAAAAAGAAACCTCGAAATCAATAGAGTACTCTTTACCTGTTTCGTCAATGAATGTTAACAACCTTTTGTTATCACTTGTTTCAATGTCTATTTCGTAACCCTCTACTAACTCGTGTGACTTAACCATATATTTTGTACCAATGGCGTTTAGAACTGCCAAATCATAGTTCTCATAAAAATCTCCGTTAACTGAATAAATTTGCATAATCGTTTTTTTTAGTTGTTTCGTGTCCTCAAATATATATATACTTTTCCAATAAACAACACTTATTAACAAAAAAGATGTATTTATTTACAATTTAAAACGTAACTGCCTGATAATCAAACATAAAAAAAACCTCATTAAATTAATAATAAGGCTCTTTTTGTTTATGGTTAGGGTAATTTTATAAATCCATAGGTACGTTTATTGCGTAATTTCCTCCAAATACAACAGCACACCCAATAGCAGGTTTTTTAAAGTTCTTGCCGTATGCCATAGCGTAAGATTCGTGATTTATTCCACAGCCTACAGCACATCCAAAGATTTTAAAGTTTGCTCCCACTACGAACTCTGTAAACATTTCCGTATGTCTATGTCCTTGAACTGTGGACATCATATCGTCTTTAGCTTTCTTTGATGCTCTTCCTGATTCTCCGTGTATATATTGAACACCATCAATAACTACTCTGTCTGTGAAATTCCATCCCTTGACATTTAAAACATCAGCGTATTCTTTTATCCATTGTTTTGGTATACCTCCTGTAAATGCTTTCCTTCTTATTAGCCTGTCGTGATTTCCGATTGTTACATCAGCTTTAGGGAAAGCCTTATGCCATCTATTTAACTTCTTAATAGCAAGTTCCAACTCATCTCCTGCACCTAAACCATTTGGATCTGCTTCGTGATATGAACTATAATGATTATCCAAACAATCTCCGATAAAAACTACTCTATTACAATTGTATTGAGCATATGTTTTTTTACAATGATCCAGATAGCCATCTAAACAAAAAGGCTCGTGTAAATCCCCAATTACTAAAATCCTGCTTTCTTTCTTTGTGATGTTATCGTAAGCCTTTCTTAAATTACCTTTGATTCTTGGTCTAAAATCCTTCATATAATTTTTTTTGTAATATACTAAAAAATCCCTCACTATAAAAGCAAGGGATTAAACTATTAACTATGATGAAAAACTAACCACTTTTGAAAAGTTAGATGCTACAAATATAGTTAAATATTTCAATTATCTTCTAATTAAAAGAATAAAAAACATCCCACACAAAAGACCGATAATAAACAAGAATACATATATTTGCCAACCCCCTCTTTTGTTCGTTTGTCTTACTTTTACACGCTCGTTTTTTGCTTCTGATTTAATTACCTTAATATCTTGCTTTGATTTTAAGCGTATCTCCTGCCTTGTTTTGATAGGTTTGATGTACTTATACTTAAATTCAATCAAAGTGTCTGTAATCGTCTTAAAATAGGTGTAACGTACAGTATCGTTAATTGTGTAAGGTATGCTATCTATTGTTTCTATCCGTAAAGTGTCTATTATTGTCTTTTCTTGTAGAATAGTAGGATCCTTTTTAATTGCTCTTTTCAAATGAAAGGTACTTGAGCAACTCGTTAAAATTAGTAATAAAATAATTAACCTCATTTTCTATAAATATTCTTGTCCTGTACTCCGATGCTTTCTAACCAATTCTCTACGTTGAATGATGGGCAGGCTTTAGATGCGAAGTGATAATGACCTGCAATTTTCCAATTTGGATGTAAAGTAGTATGTGCTTTAACATACATTTCTAACGCTTCCTTTTGCTTATCTGTTCGAGTATCTTTTGCTTTCATATTCTTATCACATCCTCCTGCGTAAACAATATGACGAGATTTTGAGTTCATACCTCTTGCACCATTAGTTATTTCCCAACTCTCTACAATGTCATTGTCATTATATCGTACAAGTTCTTCAATCGTTCCATCTAAATGGATTAACTCCGAATAACCAACTTGTGACCATCCTCTACCTCCCTTGTCTTTTGGATTAGTATGCCATCTATATATCTCTTCAGATGTTACATCTCTGCCTTCAGGAGTAGCTGTGCAATGAATTATAAGGTATTCAAGTTTAGCCATTAAATATGCTTTTTAATGTCTTTCATTTTTAAGATTAATCCTGTAATCTTTTCAAGGAACGAGCAACCTTTTACTGCTTTGAATGATTCATCAATAGACTTGACCTCTACACTAATCAAAGCCAACGCAACTACTTTAGTAGCAAAAAACTTAATGCTAATTACTGTGCTTAATAGTTCGCTTATGATAAAATAGTCAGACATATATACGAGCATAATCGCAGCTACATAACTAATCAATTTAGGAACGAATCCAAACCTTGCTTTTTTGCTTGTTATTTTCTCTTTAAGTTTTGCTGCTTTCCATAAACCTACAATAGTATCTAAAATAGTAGATAATGCAACCAACATTATTATTCCTGAAATTGGACTAAAAAAGACCATTAGCACCTTTAAAAAAGTTGCAGCATAATAGATAATTAAGTCTTTCATTTTTTGCACTTTTTAAGGTAATTTTTCAACTTAATTATATTCTTGTCTTTTGGTTTGTATATTTTCTTCATATTATGTAATATCTCTTCTTTCGTAACCATTTACTAAATCACTTTCGTATTTATCTAACACCCACCCACAAGTAAACGCATTGTCTGATGGATCCATATCTTCAGATGTGTTATTGTTGTATTCAGGAAACAGACTTGAATTGTTACATATATAAGCTATAAACCTATCTGTATAATGCTGTGCAATTTGGCGTTCCTTTTCTACTAAATAATCTACTTCGTTTTTCTCTACTGTTTCTGCGTTCTCCGAACTCTTTTTGTAAATACCTGAATTAGCAATATTGTAAGCTGCGAATGGCAAGTATTCAACCATAGAAAAATGTATTAACATTTTCTTCAAGTGATTGTTTACTAAATCTAAATAGTTACCTGCTAAAGTTCCTGCTGTTATATCTGCTAAAATCTTATCTAAAAGATTAGTTCCTGTAAAGTTCTGAATATGGATATCTTGAGCAATCAATGCAAACTGCACAAATTTATCTACATCAGTATTTCCATTCAACGCTGTGAATCTTGGAATGTCCTCTGTTGTTATTAATAATGGATAACTCATTTTTATACGTCTTTTGGTAAATTAGGATTGTTTGGACTAAAGCCTTTTAATGGCATATCGTTTGGCATCATAGAAACCTCTTTAGGATTTACAGGATTGTAACCGAACTTTCTTGCTTTACCTGTGCTTATTGTATTAGCTAAAGGAGATTTTACGTCTATGCTTCGAGTAGCACTTACATAAGTTTTTCTGCTGAATCTATGATGACATCTTGGACCTCCTTTATATTTAAAAATATCGTAAGTATTTGCTCCACCTTCTCCGAATCCTGCGTTTACTATCATTCTACTCATAGCTTCTAAATCCTCTTTACGATAGATTTTATTTGCTCTCATCATAGCCTGACAAAAATCTCTTTCAGGCTTTGGATTTCCTGTGTATTCATATCTTACTTTAAAAAAGAAACCTTGCACTTCTTTATCTTGTGAACTTTTAGCGTTTCCTCTTGCTGTTCCTGTAGAAACAAATTCCCAAAGTTTAGATAAAGTAGTCTTATTTTCTTCTTGTAGTTCAGCTTCCCATTCGTTAACCTGTAAATCTAAACCTTCTTCTTCTTCGTAGTTAACATCTCGCTCATCTATAAGCACCCACTCGTCAGATTCATCTTCTCCAAATTGTGCTATAATCTCATCCATTTGGCTTGATAACCTTAACTCTGCTTCTTCTTTAATCTGTTGCTTTTCTTCGATAGAATCCATTAGGTTTAATCTTCTAAAGTACAAATCTAAAGATGCTCCGTTAAAGGCTAAATACTCGTCTATCTTTTCAAGTATTGCATCCTGAAAAGCTACGATGCTTTGATTGTAAAATACTTTAGTAGCCATCTCTATCTCGTCAGCGTTAGAACTAAATCCACTATTCTCTGTAGTTACTCCAACAATCATTGGAGATATTACTGTATGTGCGTTTAATATCTTACTTTGACATTCTGTAGACAAATAAGAATAATGTTCAGGAGCATCTGACAAAGAAATATCTTCTATCGTAGCTTTGCTTTCTGCATTGTCATTAAATGATACAATTATCTTATCTCCTTTTGCTCCTGTAAGCTGACCTTTTACTTGTCTGCTTATATCTCTTTGTGCTTCCTCACTCGGAACACCGTTAGAGAAGTTGATTAGCTTTGTAGAACTAAATCCGTTTTGCACATCGTTAATCTGAAAGTCTGCGATTTCTTCCTCTAAAACTGCGTAAGGAATACCACCTAAATAATCAACGTCTGTATAGTATTTCATATCTATACTTTCAAACTTAACGCAGTCTATTTCGATTCCATCTTTAGAAGTTCCGTAGGCCGAATATCTTACAGGCGGATTTCTTTTAATATCTTCCCAATTATCAGAATAGAAATAAGAATCTATTTCGCCATCTGCGTTACATTTACCTACACGAATTAAACGAGTAGGGATATAATCAACCTTTACGATTTTAGTATGTTGCTTATTGTAAATTACTTGAAAATAACCTGCTCCTAACATTTTGAAATTTAACGCTATTCCTCGCAATGCTTTAGGAGTAAACATCGTTTTCATCATTGCGTATTCGTTAGGCTTTTTAGACGCATCTAAAGCGTGTAATCCTCTACCATAGATTAGTTTAGCAATGTTGTTTATAACAGCGTTATTTGTTGTGCTGTTTTTGTAGCGACCTATCAACCAATCGTAATAGTCATTACGTTCTCCGTAAATAACCCATTCTTTATTAGTTGATTCTATTACCTGTGGCTTTTCGTATGTAGCCAAATTCAATATATGTACGTTATTATCCATTATACTATTATAAAGTCATTATTCGATACAGTTTCTGTATATATGTTTGTATTTATCGAGAAGTCTGCAACTGCTTGATTTGTGCAGAAGATTCTACCCTTGTAAACTATGTTGCTCTCATTCATTACGCTGAAC